GCATCCTCTCCGTCACCTACGGCAGGATCGGCGGCGTCCTGCTCTTTTCCGCCCTGTGCAATGTTCTCTTCTGCGGGATCGCTTCCCTGCGCAGAGTCTGCAGCATCCGCGCCGGTGTCCGTATCCAGCTCGAACAGTGCACCGTAATCCGTTTCTCCCATATGATACCTCCTGTGGATTTTTACGCTTTTCCTGCGAAAATAAAGATATGACGGTGAACGAATCGTTCACCGTTGGATTTTTGCGCTTTTCCTGCGGATACGCTATAAGGTTGATATAACAACGCTATAGCGTGCAAAGGGGATGAGGCGGCATTACTTCTTGCCGCCCTTGACTCTGAGGTCACCGCCGGTCTTCACGCTGCCCTTGCCGCCCTTGCCGCGGTCAGAGAACGGAGCCTTGACAACCTGCACGCCGGAATTCTTGATGGAACCCGCGTAACCGTTCTTTGCCATACACCTCACCTCCTTTCAAAGTGGTTTCAAACCTCTTTCAAACCGTATAATCCTCGATTACGGTGATCCCGTATTCGATTGCACACTGGTTTTCGATTCTGCATCCACGGGCGTTTTCCCAGCCCTTTGCAAAATAAGCAACATCCGCAGCAGAAAGCAGTTCCAGAGACTTTCCGAGGAACCACAGCGGCTTGGCTTCGTGCGGCGCGTTCTCAAAAAACGAATCAATCACTTCGACCGGTTCGCCGATGTTGCGTTCCGCGCTCTTGATCGCCTTTTCTCTGACTGCAAGAATCTCTTCGTTCGTCTTACCTCTCATCGGCTGCGAAATAAACAATTTTTTCATAGAACTTTCAAACTCCTTTGAAACTTATTTCAAACTCTTTCAAGACTCTTCTAAGACTCATTTCAAACCGTTTTTGATTCTATCAAAGTCTCAGCTCAGCATTGGCATCCCGTGCCGCCGCCTGTCTTGCTTCCTCGGCCACCGTCGCAAGGATCCTCTGATCGTTCGCGTGCGCACGCTCCGCCGCCTGACCGGCAGCCGCGTCATGGGCAGCCTGTGCCTTTGCCTGGGATTCGATCTGCGCCGCCTGCGCCTGAAGCTGTGCCTGCTGCAGCTGCATCTGTGCCTGCTGCGCCGCGATCCGCTTCTGCAGCTGTTCTTCCAGATACTTTCTCGTCTGGCTCGCGTCCGGATAATGCAGTGCCTCCATCTTCCGCCAGAACAGGATCAGCGTCTCAAGCGCAGCCGGATCGCCGAACGCACCCGACTGCAGATTCAGCCTCGTTTCCTGCCACATCGCTTCTCTGTTCGTCGCCAGCGGAGCGGACGTGTCGCAGGAGAAGAGAAACTGATCGTTCCAGTACCATTCACCGGCAGCATCCTGCTCGAGAAAATCGTACCGGTTGAACTCCTCGTAGACCACATTGCCGTGCAGATCCTCTGCGCGGACCGGCATCGGCTCGTCCGTGTAGGCAAGCCGGAATTTAAACATCGCCTCAAATAATCTCGCGTACGCCGCGTTGCGCATAGTGCGTTTCGATTCAAGCCTGCCTGCGGACTGAGCCGCGGCGAATTCTTTTGCCTTGCCGGAGGTCGCCGTGGAGTCTGTGCGCCCCTGATAGCTGTCCGTGATCCCGATCAGCTGGCGCGATTCCTCGTAGATCTGCTGCAGATATGCGCTGTCCTGCGCGATGTTCCCCTCAAGGTCAAACGAATCAATCATCGCCTTGTCGGCGGGATTCTCCAACCGGATCACCTTGCCGATGACCGGCAACTCTTCCACCGACGCGTCGTTCGGCAGCGTCGTGTAGCTGCCGTTGGTCAGCAGCTTGTCGATGATCAGCCTGTGCAGCCGGTTCGTCGTGTTCTGGTGATCCTTGATATCATCCACGTCCGAACCGCCGAGGAATTTTCCGAACACCGACACATTCTTCTGCAGAATGATCGGGTAGATGTCCGGTTTATAATACGGAATCCGCGTCGGTACGTTCTGCACCGACGGGACCGGAAGCCCTTCTTCGTCGATCTCCTCGCCCGCAAACTGCTGCATCTGCACGCCGGGGATCGGTTCGCCGTAGGTACGCGGGATCTCGTGCCAGATCTCTTCGTAGTCCTCCGGACCTTCTGTGAATTTCTCACTGCCGCACGCCGGACAGATCTTCTTCCCGTCCTGCACGGCAGACGGAGCACCGCACGCCTTGCACCGTTCCAAACGGCGCGCCTGGTAGTCGTCGATGTCCTCCAGTTCGATATCGTTCACCCAGGAATATAGCCCGATGCCGCCGTTGTCGTTCCGGTAATATGCAATGCACTGCGTCACCATACTGTCGGACGCAGCCTCGTACATCCCCTTCACGTCGGGATCGCTCTCGCTCTCGTCCTCCACAACAACGTCATACTTCTTCCGGATATATTCTTTCGTCTGCGGCATCTTCAGGAAGATGTAATCCATGTCCTCGATGCCGGTGAAGATCCCGTCCTGCGGTATAATCTGTTTCGGATGCACTGTCGATACAACCAGCTCGCCGACCAAATAATGCGTCCGCTGCGAGTTGTCCCACTCGGTCAGGAACCCCGCGCCGCCCTGGATCGGTACCGTGCGCGAGTTCATGTCGTTCATTTCCTCGAACTGCATCCGGTCAAGCTCGTTCCGCAGCATATCTTCAATCAGCTTCGCAAGCGGCTGATCCTCTTTTCTTCTCGCGGTCACCTTCGGCTGCGGGATCGTCGAGTCCACCTGCGATTCGATCAGCTCCTTTATGATGTTGCGGAGATGCGGCGTCTGCTTCGCCTTGTCGTCGTGCAGCAGCTTCTCGATCTCATGCACGCCGCTGTACAGCGCCTCGCGTTCGTCCATTTTTTCAAGTTCATCCTTGTACGCCGTCTCTGCCGCTCCGAGCCGATCCTGCCACATCTCAAGCCGCGCACTGCGCTTTTTCTCTGCCATCTATGTTCACCTCTGGGGTTTGCCCCACTTTGCAATCAGATACTTCCGTTCTTCCGCTCCGGCCTTCCGGTAGTCTTCCCACATGGAATCCGTCCACTTTACGGTCGCCTCCGGTTCCGCTTCCGCGAGATAATCCTGCTGCGGTCGGATATAATGCGCGATCGCCAGCGCCATGACGCAGTCGTCGTGCGCACCTTCCTCCGCTTCCGCACGGAAATCCTCGTTCCGTACAAACGTCAGCATCTCCTCCAGCGTGTCTATATCGTTCACAATTCCGATGTCGTCCCGCACTGCCTTGATCAGACCCGCGATGATCACCGGACGAGTCTTCGTGTCCGTCCGGAAACCGAACGACCGCACCACATTGTGCGTGTAGTCGTCGATCTTCTCGCGGACGTACTGCTTCGGATAATGCAGGCGTTCCAGTTCCATGATCGGATACGTCGACAGGTTCGCTTCCACGCCGATCAGAGCGACGTTGTAGTACATGCCGAGGCAGTAAAGCTGCTTTGCAAACAAATCTTCATCCGTCCTGTGCCGCAGTACCGCGACCTGTTCCCCCGTCCGATTGTCAAGCACCTGCGCTACAAAACAGTCGCTGCCATCGCCGGCAGTATCGGCGCCGATGACATACGGAACGCCGGGAACCGGCTGCCTGTAGATCCGGATAAACCCGTTCCGGTCTTCTTCGAAGCGGATGTCCGTGATCCGCATACCGTCCGTCTCGAAGGCGAACATCCCGCGCGCCACAGGCTGAATGTTCAGCAGCAGCCGTTCGGTCACCGCCTTCGCATCGAATACCGACTTACCCGTGATGCCCCACATGCCGAGGCAGTACACCATATAGTAGTATTCGTCGATGTCTTTGAAGGCCTCCAGCACGCGGATCGCTTCCGCATCCAGGAACCGATTGTCCTTGTACGTCGACTCGTGAATCGTCGCACGCGGCTCCTTCCGATCCCAGAACCGCTTTTTGAGCCAGTGCATGATTGAAATCGGGTTGAACGAGATAATAATCTGCTTGTAATACCTCGTCGCCCCGCGGAGTCGGGTGTCGAGCTGATTGAAGTCGCCTTCCTTCAGCTCGGACGCCTCTTCGATCCAGATTCCGGTGATGTTGTAGATCGATTTCAGTTTTTCGACGTCGTCAAGCCCCGCAAACAGGATCACGCTGCCGTTGGCAAACGAGATCGACATGTCCGACTTGTTGATCTTGTATCCGCTGGCCGGATAATCCTGTTTCACCTGCCCGCACAGCTGCGCAAAGCAGGAGTCGCGTAAAGTCTTCGCAACCTTGCGGCATACCAGCCACCGGTGCCCCGGCTCCGATGTCACCCTCTCAAGAATCTTCTGTCCGGCAAAGATCGACTTTCCCGAACCGCCGCCCCCCTTGAGGACCAGATACCGGCTCCGGCACGTGTACAGCGGGAAGAACGCATCGTTCGTCCGCTCCCGCAGTGCCTTGTACCAGTACGCCAGTGCTACGTCCTTATCAAGGATCTTCGGCTTCTTCGCCCTCCGCATCGCCGTCATCACCTCCGACAAAGCCGCCGGCCGTGATCTCCTGCGCCGCCTCGGCGATCATGCGCATCTTTTCATCCAGGGAAATCTCCGAAATCTGCGAGAACTTCCCGTTCACCGTAGCATCCACGGACACCTCGCGCCGGTTCTTCCAGCCGTAGTTGTGTTCCAGGTTGAACATAACTCCCTGCGGCCGGTCTCTGGTGTTCAGCTCGCCTTCCAGATATGCTTCAATCCGGGACTTCGCCCAGCGCGTAACCTCCGCCAATTCCGGATTCTGTTCCGGATCACTGTAGTTTTCCCATGTGCTTGGATCAATTCGGATCGCCAGGCACATGGCGGTAATGCTCGGAGGAGCAACATACACCCGCACCTTCAATTCCCGTCCTGCATCGGACAGCAGCGGAACTTCTTCTCCGTCTGCAGTGATCCTCGTAAGCTGTTTTGTGTACGAAATCGAATCAAAATAAGCATCAACCGCCTCAAATAAGGCATCCGCCGTCTTGTATTTCATCGGTCTTCCGCGCTTTTTCTTTGCCATATGCACTCCTCCTTTCACACAAATACCCCCGCACGCGCACGCACGGGCGCGTTGTCGAGCGGAAAAATTATTTTTGT